GTAAGACTTTCAAGTGATGTACAAGAGTATTCTATTGCAGAAAATAATCTTTACACTTATGAGGTTGATTTAATAGAGAGTATATAAATGGCTAGAACCCTTACAACCGCAGTAAAAAATGAATTAGCAACAAATAGTTTACAACCTATTAATCTTTTATTTCTTAATGTGAGTACAGGTTTAAGGTTTACCGATCATTATAAAAATGTAACATATGATTCTAACACTTATACTGCATCATCTTTATTTACAAAATTATCAAGTGTTACTGAATCTTCTGAAATACAAGTAAGCAATATTACAGTTACTTTTACAGGTGCAGACCAAACCATAACATCTATATTTTTAAGTAATGATTATATAGAAAAAGAAGCTGAAATTCATAAAGGTTTTATAGGTAGTAATGAAGCTGTAATTGCAGACCCTTTTTTATTATTTAAAGGTCGTATTGAATCATTTAGTATTAGCGAAACACTTAAAGATTCAAAAGTAAACATTTCTATTGCTTCACATTGGGCAGATTTTAGCAAAGTTGAAGGAAGGAAAACAAATACAGGTTCACAACAAATACATTTTCCAAATGATTTAGGGTTTGAATTTGCTTCACAAACTGTTCAAGATATAAAATGGGGTAGGTCATGAATGAAGTTATTGATCTATTCTATAAATTTGATAAATATAAAAATAAATCACACAAAAAATTAGAAGAATATTTACAACCCTCAATAAATTTAAATCAACACAAAAAGTTCTTTGAAAACAACGAGTTAATAGGTTTTGTTTCCTGGGCATATCTTCATAATTTAGTACAAGAAAGATTTAAAGAAACTGGTAAAATAAAAACATCTGAATGGAAGTCTGGAAATAATTTATGGTTAATAGATATAGTATCAATTAGAAACACTTTTGTAATAATGCGTTGGGTTTATAATCATTTTAGAAAAGAGTTAAAAGTAAATACATCTATTAATTGGTTAAGGACAGATGATAAAATTTATAGAGTTGGTGAAAAATTTAAAAGGGATTTTCATTAATGGGTAGTGTAGTTGATGCTGTTGTTAATGTCGTTAACGATTTTATTGGTTGGTTGTTACCAATACCAGATGTTCCTGAGTTCGGTGCTTCTGAACAAGTTCGTGGAGTATTAATAAATAAACAATCAAACAATGCACAAATACCTGTAGTTTATGGAAGGCGAAAAATTGGTATTACAAGAGTGTTTGTAGAATCTTCTGGAACTGATAATCAATATTTATTTGTTGCGGGTGTTGTTTGTGAGGGTGAAATAGAAGAAATAGAACAAATTTTTATTGATGATAAAGTTGTTTTATTTAATGGGGATTTAGATCATGGAGTAACGAGAGAAGTAGCAGAAGATGATTTAAACTTTTATAAAGACTCATCACATATACAAATTCAAGCTTTTTTAGGGCAAGATGACCAGATTGCTTCATCAGTCTTAACTCAGTCTTTTAGTTGGTCTACAGATCATAGATTAAGAGGTGTTTGTTATTTAGCTTTTAGGTTTAAATGGAATCAAGATATATATAGTTCTATTCCAGATATTAAGGTTATTTTGAAAGGGAAAAAAGTTTTTGACCCTAGAGATTCAACTACAGGATACACTCAAAATTCAGCATTAGTTTTATTAGATTATCTTAGGAATAATAGATATGGGAAAGGTATACCAGATGATGCTTTTGAAACTAATTTTGCATCTTTTCAGACTTCTGCAAATGAAGCTGATACTGAAATAGTGCCTAGATCAATAACAGTTACACCAGTAGCGGGTATAACAAAACAAGATATAAATGGATATTACCATGACCGCCCATCTTTTTTTGTTGATAAATTTATTAGAAGTCAAGAACAAGTAACATCAATAAGCGGTATTTCAAGTGGTACTTATTCATCAGATAGATTTTTTGGTTATATAAATGCACCTTCAACAAATACATTTGAATTTCAAACAACATCAGATGATGCAAGCCATGTTTATATTGGTAATAACGCACAAACTGTAGATAATTTAATAAAAGAAATAGAGAAAAATAGATCATCTAAATTAATAGTAAATAATGGTGGATTACACCCCACAGTAACAAAATCTGGCTCTAAGGCTCTTGTAAATGGTGAACAATATCCAATAGTTATTTATTATGGTCAAGCTAGAGGTGGCTCTAATATGACCTTTAGATGGCGAGTAAGTGGTGGTACTTATGCCACAGATTTATCACCAATATTTTCTAATGGAGAAAATACAACAGATGAAGTTCCAGCAGTTATCAAGTTTGAAACTCATGCTGTTTTAGACACAGATCAAAAAGTTATTGAAAATGTAAAAAAATTATTAAATCCAATGAGTGCTTTATTTACTTATAATAATGGAGTTTATAAGGTAAAAATAGAGGGAACTGGTTCTGCTTCAAAAACTATAACATCTGATAATGTCGTTGGTGGTGCTAAAGTATTAGGCGAAAGAAAAAACAATAAATATAATCGTGTAATAGGAACTTATGTAAATCCATTTAAAAATTATCAAAATGATACAGTTACATTTCCACCTAGTGACGATAGCAATATAGAAACAGCTTTTAAACACGCAACAATGTTAGCAGTAGATAATAACACATTATTAGAGGGTAATTTTCAATTTCCAAATGTTACTAATACTTATAATGCAGAAACTTTATGCGAAATTATTTTAAGACGTTCAAGAAACCAATTACAAATTCAATTAACACTTACATCTGAATTTTTAGAATTAGAAATTGGTGATATTGTTGCAATCACTTACCCTAGTGGTGGATTCAATGCAAAACCTTTTCGTGTTTTAGGTTTAACAATAAATGAAGATTTAACTGTAAATGTTCAGTTGTTTGAACATCAAGATAATTTTTATACATTTAATGAAAAAAATGTAATTCCAACAATACCAGATACAACTTTGCCAAACCCTTTTATAGTACAAACTCCAACAGTTTCAGCTACAGATGAATTAAGGGCAAGAAATGAGGAAGCAATAGCTGTATTATTGGTTAATGTAACAGCAACAGATTTATTTATTAATGATTTCGAAGTACAAGCAAAACGATCAACTGATTCTGTGTTTATTAATTTAGGTCGTGGCAGTTCATCACAATTTGAATTAGTGAATGTTGAGGATAATGTTGTATATGATATTAGAGCAAGGTCTGTTAGTTCTATTAGTCGATCTTCATTTGTAAGTATACAGCATCAAGTTGTAGGTAAAACAGAACCCCCAGAAGATGTAACAAACTTTAGTGTTAATATTATTGGAACAGAAGCCCATTTAGGGTGGACACCAGTAAGCGATTTAGATTTATCACATTATAGAATAAGGCATTGTAGGGAAACTAGTGGGGGTACATATGCTAATTCTATAGATATAGCTGATAAAGTATCAAGACCCGCAAATACTGTAATTGTACCCGCTATGACAGGCACATATTTTATTAAAGCTGTGGATAAAGTCGGTAATTCTTCAAGAAATGCTGTTAGTAAAGTTGCAATTATTGAGAACATAAAAGGGTTAAATGCGGTTGCAACATCGACACAAAGCCCTAATTTTACAGGTTCAAAAACAAATACTGTAGTTGTGGATAATAAACTTCAATTAGGTACATCTAATTTATTTGATAGTGTTGCAGGAAACTTTGATGATGCTTCTGGATTATTTGATGCGGGGCAAGGAAATATTGCTAGTTCTGGCACATATGAATTTGATACACATATTGATTTAGGTTCTGTTTATACTAGCCGAGTAACTGCAAATATGAATGTTGCAAATTTTAGTTATGTAGACTTATTCGATAGTGCTACAGGTAATTTTGACGATAGAGATGGAGATTTTGATGGTGACCCCTCAGAATTTGATGATACTAATTCAGAATTATTAGTTGCTACCACAGAAGGCGATCCATCTGGTTCACCTACATATACTGATTTTAGAAAGTTTTTTGTTGGGGATTATAAAGCAAGAGCATTTAAATTTAAGGTTCAGATGACAAGTACAAAAGGCACAGCAACCCACCAAATTTCAGCATTATCGGTGACTGTAGATATGCCAGATAGGGTATTTTCAGAATCAGACATTGTTAGTGGTACTAGTGCAAGTGGTAAAACTGTTACATATTCACCCGCTTTTAAACAGGTTCAAGGGATAGGAATTTCTGCAAGTAACTTAACAAGTGGAGATTACTATGCTATAACAAATAAAAGTGCTACAGGATTTACAATTGAGTTTTTTAATAGTTCCAATGCAACAGTAAGCAGAACATTTGATTATGTTGCTAGAGGATATGGAGAGTTAGCAAGTTAGGAGAATTAAATGTCACAAAATGATTTAACAATAGCTAATCAAGGGTTCGCATCTTTTAGATCAGATCTAAATAGTGCCTTACAAGCATTAGGTTCTTTAAGTTCTGGAACGTCAGCACCTTCAACAACGTTTTCCTATCAATTATGGTATGATGTAACAAACAATATTTTAAAAATTCGTAATGGTGATAATGATGCCTTTATAAATTTATTTTCTTTTGACCAAACAAACGACAATGTTTCTGCTTTTACTATAGGAGGGAGCATAACAACAGAGGGTGGTGATAACTTATTCAGAAATAGTTCTGGAAGTTCTTCTGTATCGATAATTAGTGCAACAAATGGTATATCAAGCCTAAAATTAGGTGATACAGCAGACTTTGATGTTGGGGTTATTGCTTATAATAATTCTGGAAATTCAATGGAAATTCAAACCAATGACTCAGCAAAAGTTATAATTGATAGTGCGGGAAATTTTACATTACCATTAGATAACCAAAAACTTTTATTAGGTGCATCAAATGACCTTCAAATTTATCATGATGCATCTCATAGCTGTGTTCAAGATTTGGGTACTGGAGATTTAAGGCTAAAAACTAATAATACAATTATGTTGTTAAAAGGAGACTCGGAAGTATTAGCACAGTTTGATGCAGATGGGCCTGTTACTTTAAAATATGATAATACAACAAGATTAGCAACTAACCCTCATGGTATACAAGTAGATGGATATTCTCACCAAACAGCACCAGTTGTTACAATTATTCATTCAAATGCAACTACGACAATAAATGATAATACTATCACAAACATACCAATGCAAGTAAGTGCTTTAGATACTCATAGTTTATATGATGCTACAAATGATAGAATATTAATTCCATCAGCATTTAATGGACATTATTTTTTATTTAAATGGGCAGTTACTATTACTGGACCGGGCGATAATATGGCTGGTCATCTTTATAAAAATGGAGCAACAGTCCAAGATGATAGGCGATTTTATGTAGGTGATGAAGGCGAAAGTATAACTTTTCAAGGTGTTTATTTTGCTACAGTTGCAACAGGTGATTTCTTTCAAGTTTTTGGATTTTCTGATAAAGGTAGTGGTTCAAGTTCAAGTGTAGCAGGTTTGCAACTTACACATATATTTGCTACTAAATTGCATTAAGGAGTTATTATGGCAATAGATTATTTAAGCTCTAAAGTTAAATTATACTGTGCATCAAAAGGTGTATCTTCTGTTAATTTTACAAAAGATGTTTTACTGCAAGATGATGGAGATGGTTCTTATATAAAGGAATGGAATTTAGACATTGATAAACCGACAGATGCAACATTAAATAAATTTGATGGGCAAAGTTCAAGGCGAATGAGTATTTTAAGAAATCAAAGAGATAAATTATTAAAAGAAACAGATTGGTTAGCTTTATCAGATGTAACAATGAGTGACGATTGGAAAACTTACAGGCAATCTTTAAGGGATATTACGACACAAACTCCAAGTGACGATTCTTTAAGTAATATTACATTTCCAACAAAACCTAGTTAGGAAGAAAAAATGACAGATCAAAAATCAAATGTAATAAAAATAGACAATAAAGATTATAATATAGAAAAAGATTTATCTAATGAACAAAAATATTATTTAAATCAATTAGATGATTTAGAAAAAAAAATAAAAATTAACCAGAAAGAAATAGAAAAGTTAGCTTTAGAAAGAGATCAGATTATTTGTGCAAAGGAACATTTTAATTTGAAATTAAAAAATTCTTTATCTGAAGCTAGTTAAATTCTTTTGTTTTGGCTAAAATATTTTTAATATTTGAGAGGCACAAAAAATTGAAATCTAAATTACAACATTTATTATCATTAAAAGATGAAATAGCATATTTAAAAACACAAACAGAAGGTGGTGGAAAAGGTCATTTTTTCACAACTATAAACGTTTTAGAAAAACGTATAGAAGATATTGCGAAAGAAATAGATAAAGATGCCTAAACCTAATTTACAAGAAATCCATGTAACGTTGGAAAGACACATTGCTGTTAGTGATGAAAGGTGGAAAGAAGCTATTTTAAGAATAAAAAGAATTGAATTATATATGATAAGTTCTGTTTCAGCGATTGTCTTATTATTAATAGGTTTACTAGTGAGGTAGTAAATGGTAGTCGCTGAAGTTTTAACTGGTATCAGTCTTTTGAAATCGGCAACTGATGCGATAAAAAATGCCTTAGATACTGGCAAAGAAGCACATGGTATTATGAAATTAGTCCATCAAGCTTTTACTGCTGAGCAACAAATACAAAAACAAAGAAATCATAATGTTGGTGTTAAAGATCAGCTTGGTATGGAAAATATAGTCCAACAACAAATTGATTTGAAATTAGCTTCCGAGTTGATGCAAGAGATTAAGACCTTATGTGGGCTTAGATTCGGACCCACTTTTTGGAGTGATTGCATCATTGCTAGAAACAAGGCTATAGAAGAACAAAAAGAAAGAGAAAGAAAAGCAAGAATTAGAAAACAACAAGAAGCAAAAGAAATGCGACAAGGATTATTTACTGTGATTTCAATTATTGTTGTTGCGGGTCTAATTTTTGGTGTAGCTATGGTTTATCAAAAGGCTTTTGCTAAAGATTATACTAGAAGTCAGAAGATACATCGTGGAGATATAGTTATAATCAAAACAACAACTTGTAGATTATTCGCACAAGATTTAAAAGATAATGGAACGACTAGATGGTGTTTTTATCAAACTAGAATTGGTTTTGAAAGGAAGTTTGCAACCATAACACAAGATAAAATTGCTTTTTGTCAAAGAGAATACCAATGTAGAATCAACACATTAACAGATAAACCACCAAAAGAAGTTAATGAAACTATGAAAAACTTAAATAAAGGTTTTAAGTAATGGTACAAAAAAGATTAGAAAAAAACTCAATATTAAACGAATATGATTTAGATGGTGATAATGAAATCACAAATGAGGAATTACAACAAGCTAAAGAGATAAAGGAAACAGAAACAAAGTTAAGAAAAAATTTAGCACAATTAAGAATGGCAAGATATACTTTAATTGGAATGGGTATATTTACAGTTGCTATGTTTTTGGTACCTATTGAAAGAGTTAATGCCTTGTCAGATATAAGCAATTTATTCTATATTTCTGGTGCGGGTATTGTTGGAACTTATATGGGTACTTCTGCTTATATGCAAAAAAATGGGGTGAAATGATGGATTTAGAAAAATTACAAGAAGATATTATAAGGGAAGAAGGAGGGTTATTATTAGAACCTTACCAAGACCACCTTGGATTTTGGACGACAGGTGCAGGGCATTTGATTCGAGATAATGAAAAAGATGAATTAATGAATCCAATAACAGAACAAAGAGCTAAAGAATTATTTATTTTTGATTTGGATAATTCTATAGAAGATGCTGAAAAATTTTGTGAGGGTATGAACATTGACGAAAATGTTAGAGAATGTGTAACACATATGGCTTTTCAATTAGGTTTACCAAAATTAAATCAATTTAAAAAATTTAAAAAAGCATTAGAAAATAATGATATTGCGGAAGCTATGGCACAAATGAAGGATAGCAAAGCATATAGGCAGACAACGAATCGTTGGGATAGATTAATAGAAAAAATGGGGAAAAGTCTATGATAGCTAGTTTATTACCAGTTGCATCTAAATTATTAGGTAAATTTATTGAGGATAAGGACACTAAAAATAAACTTGCTCATGAAATAGCGACAATGGCAGAAAAACACGCACAGCAGATAGCATTGGAGCAAATAAAGGTAAATCAAGAAGAAGCAAAAGGTAATTGGTTTCAAAGTTCCTGGAGACCCCTTATTGGTTGGATTTGTGGGCTATCTCTTGCTATCAATTATATGGTTTCGCCAATATTAGCAGGGTTTGGAATTATAATACCACAAGCGGATATGTCGGTTATGATGCCTTTATTATTTGGTATGCTTGGCATATCTGGTATGAGAAGTTTTGATAAATATAAAAAAACGGACACAAAAAAATGACAAAATTTTATATGAAATTATATGAGTTCTTAAATAGTATAGCTAATTATTTTTGGAAAAAAGCATTGCAACCTAAAAAAGAAAGGGGTTATCATGGCACTAACACAGAAACAAAAAAAGTTACCAAAGGGGCTTCAAGAAGCAATTCTAAAAAGTCAAAAAAAAGGTAAAAAGAAAAAGAAGGGAAAAAAATAATGCCATATCATACAGGAAAAGGTTCACATTCTAAGGGAATGAAGAAAAAGAAAAAAAATAAAAGAATGAAAATGAAGAAAAAAAAGTAAATGGTTTTAGTAAAATCTATTAAAAAGTTTACTTCAAAGCTAAATAAAACCCAACAAAAGGCTATGAATAGACATGCTAGGCATCATTCATTAAAGCATATGAAACAAATGGCGAAAGATTTAGAAGATGGAAGAACTTTTGGACAATCTCATAAAAGAGCTATGGCGAAGGTTGGCAGATGATTGGTTTTACAACAACTGCTACTATTAGTGAATTAATAGACAAACGACCTATGAGAAGAAGAAAGAGTAAGACAAAAAAGAACAGAATGCCCTTTAAGGGCAGTTTAAGGGCGGTACAGAAACTTTTGCCCACTAGAAGGATAAAGTACTAGGCTAATCCTCAACACCTCACGGGAATGTTTTTATGGATTATTTGTTTTATTTGATCCAGGCATTCAGTTAAACCCCCCTTGACTACAAAATGGGGTGTACCAAGTGCTTTTGATTGTACCGCCCACAACTTTTGATTATTGGACAATTTGCCCTTTTCGTTTTTAAGTTCAATATATAATAATTTCCCTGGAAAATACTCAATTATAATATCTGGACAGCCAGGTTTTAAACCCATTCTTTTCATTTTAGCATGATAGGAAATAGACCTTTTACCTTCATTGGCAACATGGAAATGTCTAAAATAATAAGTATTAGCTAAATAATTTAAATATTCATTACAAGCAATCTGAATTTCTGATTCTTTCGTCACAGGGGGCATAGTTCACCTAAGATAAATTATTACCCCCCATGTTAAGAAGATCACAATTTGGAGATCGAGATCAAAAGAAAGATAACAAAAAAATCTTTATTTATCAATACAATAAAAAAAAATAAAAAAAAATTAAAAAAATGCTTTACCTTAAAAACCTAGCCTGTATGCTAGGTTATATAAACAAATCAATGGAGATCGAAATGCAATTTAATATTAACGGTGTTATCAAATTTCAAAATGAAAAAGATTTTATTTCTTATTGTGAAAACAAGGGTTTTAAATATCTTGGCAAAGAAATGGGAACACATCTAAGAGAAGAGTTATTTCTTAAGCCTAAATTTTCAGAATTAAGTGGACCTTGTTTTGATGGCGAAAATTCAATTCGTTATGAAACATGGGATATTCAAGAAGTTTTATCAAGATAATAAAAATGGAGATCAAGAAAATGTTTTATAATGAAGTTACAAAAAAGCCTTATACTGGAAAGAATGTTGAGATATTAGCTTCTACTGGTTTAAAGGGTGGTTTTATGACATTCAAGCAAGCTTTATCGCTTGGATATTCTATACCGAAGGGTACTAAGACAGTTGCTAAATTGACAAGACCAATGATGGAAACTGTTGAAGACAAAAACGGTAAAGAAGAAGTTATGAGGTCTGGAAGAACTTTCCACGTATTTCATACTTCACAACTAGAGCAGAGTGCTTAACGGCACTCTTTTTTTTTAATAATAATAATAATAAGGAAAATAAAATGAAATATATGTTTGAAAAAAAAATAAATGAAGTATGGACAAAATGGCTTAGAACAGAGTCATATTTTGGTCAATTTAAATTTGATGTTCACGAATGGTACTTTGATAGACCCCATACTCAAGATTATTCTATTGAAAGTTTTCTAATGAATTTTGAAGACCAGCTTGACGAAAGACAAAGAAATTTTGCAAATCATATGTTGCAAGTAATGGTTGAAATACAAAACCATGAGCATATTGGTAAAACTTTATTGAAAAAATAAATAACTTTACTTTATGAACCTAGCATTTATGCTAGGTTTATAGACTTAATAATAATAATAATTTGGAGATCAAAATGCAAAACTTACTAAGTTCACAACAATACGAAAATTACCTCAAGAATTATATTCATAGATATATTGTAACTACCTTCAAAGGCAGAGGAAGGTACGATAAAGAATATTTTGAAAATATGGAATGTGCAAAAAAGTTCAAAGACTTTCAAATCAATATGGGCGAAAGAGCAGTTGTCTATGGTATTTCAAAGCCCCCTCATACAGTCCTGGAAGTTAATGTATTGATGGAGAATCTATAATGGAAAATAGATATAAGGAATTAGACCTTACTCATAAATTGAATATTAATAGTTTTATTAATCAAATAGCATCACATCAAGGCAGTTATGAAATGGACAAAGCGATTATGATTGCAATACATGATGCTATGGAAAAAGTTTATTATAGTTATACAAACGGAGATTCAAAATGATTGAAGAACCTAAAAAAATCGGAAATACAGAACTCTACACAGTTAGGGTTCTGAATATGTCAGTTGCTAAATATTATGGAGTTACAAAAGAGTATACTGAAATTGTTGTTCAAGCACGAGAATTGAATAAAAAAGAATTAGCAAAGAATAAAGAAAAAGCTGAATTAAATCTTTATTATGGAGTTAGATACCTTCTTAATAAATTAGTTTTAAGAAAGTTAGAAGATGAATTAGATAAAGAAATAGAAAAATTAAAAGGGGTTAAATAATGATTAATTTTTTAAAAAACTATGGTGTTTATCTTTTAGAGTTTTTGGTTTTTGGAACAATCGGATTTTGTTTATTTATGTTTATTTTATAGACTAATCCTAAATAATAATATAGGTTTAAGAAGATTTGGAGATCGCAATGAAACAATCAATAATAATAAAAAGTTTCCTAATATTATCAATCCTGGGTGCTGTGAGTTCATGCTCAACTATGCCTATTGTTGATAGTAGAGGAAAATCATCGGCAAATATTAAAGGCGATATGAACCGATTCCATGATGATTATTATACCTGTAAAAGCTTAGTTGAAGATCAAACTAATACTGGGTGGGAAATAGGAAAAAATATTTATAATAATCTAAGGTGGAAAGTACTTTGGCTTAGTCCTAAACTAAATACCAGAAAAGACTTTATTAATAGGTGTTTAGAAGGTCGTGGCTATAATGTAATTAATAAATAATAAAGGAAATAATATGGCTAATATAATAGATAAAATATACGATAATACTAAAGATGGAGTACCTAATTATTCTATTGATTTAATTGATGGCACTAGATTGTATTTTAGAGGGGTTAGCATGAACCCATTACCCTCTCATGGTGATGCTATCAATTATACAGTTATCAACACTAAGACCTCTGCAAATGGCAATCAATACACTAATATAAAAGATGTATCAGTAGCTTATAATCCAGATGGACAAAATGATGCACCTAGTAATAATGCACCTCAAAGTTTAGGGAATGTTGTTAGTAATGTTGCACCAACACCACCACCACAAAATAATGGTTTTAGTAAAAGCGATAGTCAATCGCTGATGATTTTTGTCACAGGAATAGTAGGAAGGTCAATGCAATCAGGACATTTTTCAATAAACGATATTGAGCAACTTACTAAAAACGCAGTAAGGGCATTTGATGAAAACCTTAAAAAATTATAAAAAGCTTTTTGCCGACTTTTGGGGATATCACGAAAATGATATTCCTAATTGTTGGAATTGTAATAAGGCTCAAGCAGTTGATATTCACCATATAATACCGAAGGGCATGGGCGGAGTTAAAAATAATAGATTGAATAGGATAGACAATTTATTTCCACTTTGCAGAGTATGTCATAATAAAGCTCATTCAAATAAATCATTAAATGAAGATTTTAAAAAAATATTAATGGCTAAATTTAAATTGGATAGACAAGAAAAAATAGATTTTTGGATTAATTGTAGAATGTCAGTAAGTGAAGTTAAAAAACAAATCATAAGGTTAGATGATAAATACAAGGAGTATGGCATAAATGTCTGATATTTACACAATAGAATTTGATCCTGCAAAACTTTCTTATCAACAAGAATCCCTGGGATTAACTTTTGCTGATTTTGATACGGCAGTTGAATTGATGAAGAAAGAGGAAAAAATGATAATTGCTGAATTGACGATTTACTTTAGTAAAGAAGGCGGATACAAAAATATGACAGAATTAAATGGATTAATTTATTCTGATATAAAGTTTAGGGAGTTTTTTGATAGATACCAGAAAACCCTAAAAGAGAGGAATCAAGCCAAGATTAGGTTTGAAACCTTTAAGGCTTTCAGAGATGACCTAAGAACTAAGGTCGTTAATGAAAGGGAATTGGCAAAAAATTTTTAGAAAGGATTCAAAATGTCAAATCAAGGAATTAATTTTAAATTAACACAAAACCAACAAATATTAGATTATCTTAAAGAGGGAAAAAGTATAAACCCACTTGAGGCTTTAAATTTATTTGGGTGCTTTAGATTAAGTGCCAGGATTCATAATTTAAGGCAAGACGGACATGATATAATAAAAAGAACAATCACATCAGATCATGGCGATAAACATTTTGCTGAATATACTCTTTTAAAATTAAAGGAGAAAAAATAATGTCAGATAAATTAATAACAGATCAAGATATTGCTGATATTGATAGAGTAAAAGAACAGGCTATTGCTAAACATATGAGTGATATTAAAGTAATGAGCAAATTAATATTATCGATAAATGAATATATAATTAGGTTTGGCAGAACAAGTAATATTCACGATCAATGCTTTGATTTAAAGGCTCAAGTAGTTAAAAACCGAGATACTCTGCAAGATTGGGTTAATAAGATATGATAGAGCATTTTAAAAAGTTTGATGATTATGGAAAGGGTTTACTTCCATTGTCATTTAGTCATCTTAATGAATTTGCTTTTTATCGAGAAAGATGGGCATTAAGGCGAATATTTGGTTATAAGTTTCCTAGTAGTGCATCAGCAGAAAGGGGAAAAGCTGTTGAACAAGGATTAAATCTTATCTTAAGTTTTGGTATGTCATTTGAACAAGCTACTGAAATTATGTATGATGTTTATGATGATAATTGTTCTTATATCACAGACCCTAAAATTGAAGATGAGAGAAAAAACTTAATGCCATTATTTGAACTTGGATTAAAACAGTTTCAAAAATATGCTTTTAGTTGGAAACTTTTAGAATATCAAAAAGAAGTTAAAGTTGAAATAGATGGTATACCATTCATAGGTTATACTGATTTTTATTTTGAGGATAAAAACACCAAAGAAGATTTTTTTATTGATTTGAAAACATCTAAAATCTTACCCCAAAAAATAAGTATTTCCCATGCTATGCAACAAGCTATTTATCAAAAAGCGACAAACTCAATTCAATGGTTGTGGTATCTCAAAAACCCTACAAAGACCAAAGATGCTGAATTTATTGCCATGTCATTAGATGATTATTCAATGCCTATGAAGATATGCGAACATATTGTTAATGTTATGGGTAATTATTTAAAAACTGTTAATTCACCAGATGATGTTAAGAACTCTTTGATTCCAAACCCAGACAATTGGATATGGAAAGAACAAACAGTTTTAAATGCTAGAAAAGAAGTTTGGGGATATTAACCAATAAATCCCTTTAGGTTTTTGCCTAGAGGGGTTATACTTACAAAATGGAGATCAAAATGAATTTAGAAAAAACAGAAGTAATTGACGAAAATTCGAAGCCTAAGGACAAATTAAAAGCCTGGTATCTTTTTACAGATGATTTTATTGCGGGTACTCAGCACCTCACAAATGAGCAAATAGGGATATATATTAGGCTACTTTGTTATAATTGGAATAAGAGATGCAATGGTATACCATGCGATAGTATGACATACTATAGGATAGGTAGTTGTTTTACAGAAAGTGAAAAAGCAAGTTGTCATAAAATTTTAGAACAATTTTTTATCCAGGTTGGGGATCATTTCCAGAATGAAAGGCAACTCCAGGAATATTTATTTATTACTAAGAGAATTGATGCTTCTAAGAAAAATGGCAAGTTAGGTGGCAGACCTAAAAAACCTAGCATAGAACCTAGACTAGAACCTAGCACAAACCCCCCTACCACTACCCCTACCCCTACCACTACTAAAACCAAGAATAGTTATAATGCTCTTTTTAATACTTTTTGGGATAAGGTAGGAAATAAAGTAAGTAAGGGGATAGCAGAAAAGAATTATATAAAGTTAGATGAAGAATGGATTAATAAACCGCAAGATTTAGCGATAATGTATAATAATTATTTTAATTCTGTAGCGGATAAACAATTTGTAAAGCAACCTGCTTTCTGGTTATCGGCTAAAAAATATTTAGATGAAAATCCAAAAAATAAAAGTACTGATAAAATTGAACAATATGACATGAGATTAAAAATGTTTACGGAAGCGGTACAAAAGAAACAAGGTAGTGCATTTATTCAAAGTTATGCAAAGAAATATCCTTATGATGTTTCCAGGGCTATCCAGGAAGGGCATATAACAAAAGAAGATGCTAAAAAATATTTAGATATGGAGAATTGGGTATGAGATTAATTACATTAAATTATGATTTGAAATCAGAAGAAGTAAAACCAAAATTTCTTAAATCTTTTGATGTTTTGCCAGATGAAATAAAAATGGATTGCTTAATAGATGCTTTATATTTTTTAGAAAATTATAGATTAGATTTACGTGATAAAATGTATAAAGAAAATTAATTATGTTTTTAGATAATGGTTTGACATTAGAGCAACAGGAACACGCAGATAATGTTTATGAAACTCTTATGTCAGACCTTAAAAGCATAAATCCTAAACTATATCAAAGATTAAGAGGAAAAGAACTAACAGAAAAAGACGTTTATAAGTTAATAAATAGTAAAAATAAAAACATAATAATAAATGATAAAGAGCAATTAGAATTTTTTGGAGATTAATATGAATGTAATAGACATAACAAAACCATTAGAAAGAAAAAGGGCAACATACCTCACATTCTACAAAGATGGTATATTTGATGGAATATTAAACCAAAAACCAGACCCTAGAAATACTTCATCTGCTTATTATAAAAAGGGTTTTGATGATGGTTTGAAATTGTTAGAATTAATAAAAGAATATAAAATTGGAGATGATAATGTATAGCAAAAGTAGTGTAAAAGATAGTTACTATGGTTTAAAAGAGCTTTATAATGAATTAAAAAACAAGAACAAAAAGAAAAAAGCTAAAGTAAAAGCTAAAGTAAAAGCTAAAGTAAAAGATGAAGAAAAATTTGAAGATGTACCAATAGAATTATCTGATAAGGATAAAGAGGGAAAAATAAAAAAAAATAGTTATATGAATTTTTATCTAAGTGTTAAATCAAATAGACAATTAAAAGATTTGTTGATTCCAAGTGGTTTAACTGCAACTAACAGAAATTATGCAGATGTTAGATTTGTTAAGGATTTGGATAAATGAAAGTAAAACAAATAAGTATTGATAAAATAATACCTTATCATAATAACCCCAGGAAAAACCAAGCAATAGATAAAGTTGCTAGTTCAATTAATGAATATGGATTTCAACAACCTATTGTGGTTGACCAAAATATGGTTGTAATTGTAGGGCATACAAGATTATTAGCATCAAAAAAATTAAAATTAAAAAAGGTACCTATTGCAATAGCTGATCTTACAAAAAGTCAAGCGAAGGCTTATAGATTAGCTGATAATAGAACAAATGAAGATAGTTCCTGGGACGAAGAATTATTAAAAGGTGAATTATTAGATTTAGAGGGTTTATTAAATTCAACAGGTTTTGAAGATAGTGAATTAGAAAAATTATTAGACGATCCAGAACCAGAAGATGAACCAGATATTGAATTTTCAGAAGAAATAGGAGAACAACATAATTATGTAGTTTTATATTTTGACAATGATATTGATTGGCTTTCAGCTCAAACACATTTTGGATTAAAAACAGTTTCATCAAAGAGATCAAATGGAAAACCCTGGAGTAAAGGTGTTGGAAGGGTTATAAATGGAGGAAATTATTTAACAAACTTACAAAAGTTTTCATAATGGAAAAAATAGAATTTTATTCGCCTTCATATAAAAGAGCAGAAACATCGATAACTCAAAACTATTTACCTTTTTGCAAATATGTTGTTGCTGAATTTGAAGCAGAAAAATATATAAAAAACAAAAAAGATGTTTGGGTTGTGCCGAATGAAGCACAAGGTTCAGTAAGTAAAATAAGAAATTATATTTTAAATAATGCTGAATCCAAAAAAATTGTTATGTTAGATGATGATATGACTAGAATTGGAAGGTGGCAAAATCAAAAAGTAAAAAAATTAAATGCAGAAGAAGTTTTAGAGTTTTGCGAAAATGCGTTTAATTTGTGTGATGATTTAAATATAAAATATTGGGGAATGAATTTACTGCCAGATAAAGGTGCTTATAGGGAATATACACCTTTTAGTTTAACTGTTCCAATATTAGGACCTTTTCAAGCTTTTAATAATTTAGATTTAAGATATTCTGAATCGCTTCCATTGAAAGAGGATTATGACTTATCTTTGCAAGTTTTAAATAAATATAGAAAAACATTAAGATTTAATGCTTATCATTATTATGTAAAACAACATACAAATATAGGTGGTTGTGCTGATTATAGAACATTAGAAAGAGAAAAAGCACAGATAATTGCATTTCAGAAAAAATGGGGAAAGCAAATAGTACAAGAAGATAAATCAAGTAAAGGGTTTGATATTAACCCAATAGTTAAAATACCGATTAGAGGGGTATAATGGCAAGACCTAAAAAATATGAAATAGACCCAAAACAAGTTCAAAAATTATCTGCATTAGGTTGTACTAATAAAGAAATATCGGAATTTTTTGGTTGTTCAGCAGACCTTTTAGAAAAACGTTATTCGGAATTTCTGACAAAAGGGAGGGCAGAGCAAAAAATAAGGTTAAGACAGTTGCAATGGAAGTCTGCAGAAAAAGGAAATGTTACAATGCAAATATTCCTGGGTAAGAATATGCTAGGGCAACAAGATAGGATTGAATCTAATGAATTGGAAGAGCCTTTGGTTTGGTCTGCTGATTAATGCCTTTAACAAGTCCACAAAAAAAAGTAATTGAAGATAGTTCCAGATTTAGAGTTTTAATTACTGGAAGAAGATTTGGAAAAACATATTTAGCAATAAATGAATTGGCAAAATTTGCTAGTCAACCTAATAAAAAAGTTTGGTATGTTGCACCAAGTTATAGACAAGCAAAGGCGATATGTTGGTCGGTATTAAAAGAAAAGATGATAAATCATAAATGGGTGAAAGCAATAAACCATAGTGATCTTACGTTAACTTTAAAAAATAACTCACAAATCTCTTTAAGGGGATCAGATAACGAAAATTCTTTAAGGGGCGTTGGGCTTCATTTCCTAGTGATGGACGAGTTCGCAGACATAGACAAACAAGCATGGTATGAGGTTTTAAGACCTACTTTATCTGATACAAGAGGACATGCTTTATTTTGTGGTAGTCCTAGAGGATTTGGCAATTGGAGTTATGAATTATTTAAACAAGGTGAATCAAATAATGATTGGCAATCTTTCAAATATACAACACTTGAAGGTGAGCAAGTAAGCCAAGATGAAATAGAACAGGCTAAACAGGATTTGGATTTAAGAACATTTCAGCAAGAATATGAAGCAACCTTTGTTAATTATTCTGGTATGATTTATTACAATTTCAGTAGAGATAAAAATATAATTGATAAATATAATAAAGATCATCAGTTTTTACATATCGGTTTAGATTTTAATGTAGACCCAATGACAGCAGTAGTTTGTAATATTGAGGGTGAGAAAATCCTGGTTATTGATGAAATACAAATATATAGTTCAAATACTAATGAAATGTGTGAAGAAATAAAAAACAGATATTCAAATAAAAAAATTATTGTTTATCCAGACCCAAGTGCAAGACAAAGGAAAACTTCTGCAGGTGGCACTACAGATTTAGCTATTTTAAAAAATGCAGGTTTTGAGGTAAAATGCAAAAATACAGCACCATTGGTTAGAGATAGAATAAATGCAGTAAATTCAAAGTTAAAAAATGTTAATGGCAAAAATAATTTATTTATTGTATCATATTGCAAGAATGTCATTAAAAGTTTAGAAAGACAGATATATAAAGAGGGAACACATATACCAGATAAAGAAAGTGGCTACGATCATATGAATGATGCACTAGGGTATTTGATTGAATATAATTTTCCATTAAAAAGGAATTTTGTTACTAAACCACAACAGAGGTGGAGTTAATGAACAGGGAAACACTTACAAGCAAACATGATCTATGGCATTCAAATATAAGTAATTGGGAATTTTATATTCGCAGTTATTTAGGGGGTAATGATTACAAAAACGGATATTACCTTCACAGATATATTTTAGAATCACCAGAAGATTATGACCAAAGAATAAGACATACCCCCCTGGATAATCATTGCAAAAATGTTGTTCAAATATATACAAGTTTTTTATGGAGAGTTTCACCGACTAGAGATTATGGTAGTTTAGATGGTGATGAACAATTAAGTTCATTCCTGGCAGATGCTGATTTAGATGGAAGATCATTTAATACAGTTATGCGAGAGGTACAAATGAATGCGAGTATTTATGGGAATTGTTGGGTTATTATAGACAAACCACAATCAAATGCAAATACTAGAGCAGAAGAATTACAGCAAGATATTAGACCTTATATTTCAATATTAACTCCAGAAAATGTTGTGAATTGGAATTATTCAAGATCAACAAGTGGCAGATTTTATTTAGACATGTTGATGGTGATTGAGGATATAAATGAAGAAAGAGCAATAGTAAAAGTATTTACAGAGGAATCAATAAGCACTTATGAGGTCGAGGAATACACAAAAGATTATGCAGAAGGGGATTATAAGCTATTAGAAGAAATACCTAACCCTTTGGGTAAAATACCAGCAGTAAATGTGTATAATCTTAGAGGAGCAAAACGACCTATTGGCATTTCAGATTTGGCAGATGTAGCTTATTTACAGCAATCCATTTATAATGATTATTCAGAAAAAGAGCAGTTAATTAGACTAGCAAATCACCCGAGTTTAGTTAAGACTCCTAATGTGGAAGCAAGTGCGGGAGCGGGTGCAATAATAGAAATACCAGAAGATTTAGATTCAGCTTTAAAGCCTTATATTATTCAACCAAGCGGACAAAACCTAGATGGCATAATGAAATGTATTCAAAACAAAGTTGATGCAATCGACAGGATAACTCATATGGGAAGTGTAAGGGCAACAGGCACACAAATAGCTAGTGGAATTGCATTACAAACAGAGTTTCAATTATTAAATGCTAGATTATCAGAAAAAGCAGATTATTTAGAAAATGCAGAAGAGCAAATATGGGGTTTGTTTGCTATGTGGCAAGATAAAGAATTTGATGGAAAAATAAATTATCCAGATACTTTTGACATAAGAGATTGGGCTAATGATTTACAATATCTACAAATTGCTAAAGCAAGTGGCATTAAATCTGAAACTTTTAATAAGGAATTAGATAAGCAGATTGCTCAAGCAGTTATTGACGATAATGAAATGATTAAAACAATAAATGAAGAAATAGATTCAACCAGGGCTGTAAGAGGTCAATTTCAGACAGTAGAAGTGGAAGGACAAACAGTTGGCGAGGAAGAAACGTAAAGTTAGAAAAGTTCCGAAAGATAAAGAAACCAAGATACCAAAAAAATATTTATCTGGTTTAAAAGGCGGAAGAAGAAGAACAAGGGCTAATTTATTGAAACAAGTTAGTTCACTTTATAAATCTGGTGCTAGAATACCTTTATCATTATTAAGAAAAAGGACAAGGGCATAATGGCAAGTAAATTTAGAAAACCTTTATCAGCAAGAGTTGTTGCAACACTTAAATCAAAAGCAAAAAAATCAAAATTATTTAATTTAACAGATTTAAAAGCATCATATAGAAGGGGACAAGGTGCATTTTTATCTGGAGGTAGTAGACCTAGAATACCAATGTCTGCATGGGCTATGGCAAGAGTAAATAAGCTTATAAGCCGTGGTAGGTCTGGAACATTTGATAAAGATATAATTTCAAGAGCAAGTAAAAGAAAGAGAAAATAATGTCTGCACCTAGTTTATCTTTATTAAAAGAAAAAATTAGAAAAAAAAAGAAATTAGGATTTACAGAAAGAGCCAGTGCAGTAGCTAGAGGTTTATTACCTAGGAAATCTGGTAAATTTAAGGGAAAAAAAGTTAAAAGCAAAAAATATGGTGGAAGAGCGTGAAAAAAATAAAATATGTATTATTTGTAAGGTTTATTTGATTGAGAAAATCAAAGATGTATATGTATGCTCAGTTTGCAAAGCAATAGTAAATGAAAGATTAGACAATAGGAAATAAATGGCAAAATATAGAGGACGAGCAGTAAAATTAAATAAGCCTTTTAGAACGCCTGGAGAATCTAAAAAGTTTGCTGTTTATGTAAAAGATAAAAAAACAGAGAATGTTAAAAAGGTTAGGTTTGGCGATCCTACTATGAAAATAAAAAAGAGTATTCCTGCAAGGCAAAAATCATTCTTGGCTAGAATGGGTGGAGTATTAAATAAAGTAAAAGGGCAAAAATCCTTATCACCTGCTTTCTGGTCAATTAAAGCTTGGAAAAAAGACTTTCCTTTATAATGTCAAAAATTTTAGAAAAATTAGCAGATCAACATGAACAGCGTATTATTAATGTTTTATACACGCTTGAAAGAGATATTGTAAAAGAGATTACAAGGGCAACAAAAGGTGAATTAGTATCACAAAGATTAGCTATTCAATTACAACCTAAATTAAGAGCAGTTATTCAATCATCATTCCTGGAGGAAGCTGATCTAATAATTAATGAAGAATATAATAAAATAGCAAAAGAGGTATTAGATACTTTTGGAAAAATGCCTATTCCTAATAAATTTAAAAATTTAACTGATGTTGATTTGCAAACTATCAATGCTTTGAAATATCAATCATTTAGCGGATTTGAGGATATTGCAGAAAGATTTTTAAAAGTAATAAATGATGAAGTTTACCAAAGCACAATAGCAGGGCGACCTTTTGATGATATGGTTGCAAATATAAGAGGGCATATAAATGGAGTTTATCAAAGTTCAAATACTCGTGAGATAAATGAATTAGTTGATTTTATTAACGAGAATAAATTTGATAATTCAAAAAGGGTACAGATTGAAGAAGCGGTAAGGAAATTGCATACGCAATACGCAAGTGATAGAGCAGGAAATAATTTAAGACGTTATGCAAGTCAGATTGCACATGATTCAGTTATGCAGTTTCATGGACAGTTTACAGTAGCAAAAGCAAAGGCATCTGGTTTGGATCATTATAGGTATACTGGAACACTTGTAAGGGATAGTAGACCTTTTTGTAGAAATATGCTAAACAGAACACTAACGGAGAAAGAAATTAGAGATACTTGGAATAATCAAGGTTGGGGCGGAAAATCACCAGGCGATCCTTTTATTGTAAGAGGTGGATATAGATGCAGACATACTTGGATTCCAACAAACCCAGAATGGGATATTTAAGGAGCAAAACATGGCAGAAGAAAATCAAGAGCAAGCTAAAGAAGTAATTCAAGAAACACCAGAAACACCTATTGAAGAAGTGCAAACAGAAAAAGTTTATACAGAAGCACAAGTAGGTGAAATAATCGAAAATAGAATTGCTAGAGAAAGAAGTAATTTAAATAAAAGATTAGGTGTAAATGATATTGATTTAGCAATCAATGCTGTCAAGACACAAAAAGAATTAGAGGAAAAGCAAAAGATTCAAAAGGGTGAATTTGAGGAAATATTAAAATCAAGAACCCAGGAATTTAATAAAGAAAAAGAAAATTTAGAAAATCAATTAAAAGATATCAAAATAAATAAATCTTTATTAAGTTCTGCTTCCAGGAATAAAGCAATAAATCCAGATCAAGTTGTTGAGCTTTTAAGTAAGAATATAAAATTAAATGAAAGTGGAAACGTAGAAATTCTTGATTCTAATGGAATAGCACGCTATAACAAAATGGGGGAACTCTTTAGTACTGATGAATTAGTACAGGAGTTCTTGACACAAAACCCGCACTTTGTTTCTGCAACCCCTAGTGGTTCTGGCTCGGTGTCAAATGTGGATAGGACAAACTCTAAGCAATCCTTTAAACTTGAGGAACTAGATATGAATAATCCAGAGGATAGAAAAAAGTATGCAGAATTTAGAAAGCAACGAAATTCTAAACCTTATGTGATTAATTCAAACCCTTAAATTTGTTTTATTTATAGGAGTAAAAAATGGCAAATGAAACAACCAGTTCTACCATTTCGGAACTCTACACCGAAATCGTAGCAGAAGCGTTATTTGTTGCTAGTGAGCAATCAATAATGAGAAACTTAGTTAGAAACTACACAATTGCGGGTGGTGGAAAATCAGTAGAAGTACCAATATATGCTACAGTTTCTGCAGGAGCAGTTAGTGAAGCATCAGACCTATCTAATACAGCAGTAAATCCAAGTTCTGTTACAATCACTGCATCAGAAGTTGGAATCATGACTACACTTACTGATTTGGCAAGAAATTCTGCAGGAAGAAATGTTGCAGGGGATATTGGCAGATTATTTGGTGAAGCTATTGCTAGAAAGATGGACAGTGATTTATCAGCTTTATTCACAGGCTTTTCTACAGAAAGAGCGGCAGGTGCTGGAAATGAACTTACTATAGCGGATATATTTGAAGCTGTAGCTGATTTAAGAACAGCAAATGCTCCTGGACCTTACTATGGCGTGTTTCACCCAAAGCAAATATTTAATGTTAAAAAGTCTTTAACAAATACATTTGTTGGAAGGGATACAGAGCTTTCTAATGAAGCAATGAGAAGTGGCTTAGTTGGAAATATTGCAGGGGTTCAAATCTTTGAATCTTCTAATATATCAGTTGATGGCTCAGATGATTCAATTGGTGGTGTATTCTCACAAGATGCTCTTGCTCTAGCAATGATGCAAGATTTGAAACTCGAAACTCAAAGAGATGCTTCATTAAGAGCAGATGAAATAGTTGCTACAGCAGTTTATGGAGTAAGTGAAATCCATGACAGTTATGGTGTTAAATTAACAGCAGACACATTAGCTAACTAAAAACTAATGGGGTGGGAAACCACCCCTTTTTTCTAGGATTATAAAACATGGAAATGGTGAAACTTGTAAAAGGTGATAGAATTATAGAAAGAAGAAAAGTTGATTATGAAAGCAATATAAATATTTGGACAATAAGAGGTTGGAAACTTGATAATGGAAAACCTAAAGTACAACCTAAACCAGAACCCAAGCCAGTTCCAGAAGTAAAAGAAGATGCTATAAGCTCTGATTCGATAGAAGAAGAAAAACCTAAAAAATCCAAAAAAAAGGATAAATAATGGCTACATCTGAATTTAGTGTTGCACATAGCGATTTACAAAAGATACAACCAGATATTTTAGGTTTTGGGATAACAGATTTTGAAAATCAAATGCAGTTTGCTGAAAATGACGTTTTAAGAAGGATTCGCGAGGAATGGTGGGAAAGATACAGACACCAGGTAAGATATAAAGATATAACAAAGATAACAACTGTCGAAATGACAAATAGCAAGTTAACTAATTCTCAATGGATACAATCAGTTGTTTATTTAACTTTATGGAAATATGCTTATCCTATTTTGACTAAATGGCGTGATCCAGATACAGGCGAGGGCAAAGATACATTCCAGGTACAAATTGATTTTTATAGGGATAGATACGAAGAAGAATTTCAAGCTATATTAAGAGATGGCGTGGAATATGACGAAGATGGGGGCGGTTCAGTAAGTGATTCTGAAAAAGAGCCTTTGCATTATTTAAGATTAGTTAGATAAATGGAAGTTGGTATTAACATCAATAATATTGAAGTTAAGAATCTTTTAAAAAATATTTCCAGGAAACAAAAAGCAGTAATAACAAAATCATTAAACAGAGTATCAAACATGGCAGTTCTTATGATTACAAAGAGGACTCAGGGCGGTAAACTGCCAGATGGTGGGAATATGAGGGCTTATGCTTCTTCAACTGTCAGAAGTCGAAAAGAGAGGGGAAGACAAACAGGTTTTGTTGATTTAACCGATACTGGAAAAATGTTTAGAAGTTTAGATTTTAAAACTGGCGGATTAAAAAGCACATTATTTTTTGCAAATAAAGAAAGAGAAAAAATAGCAAGTTACCATGACACATTTGGTGTAGGTAAAAGAAAAATAAAAAGACCTTTTTT